CGATCAGCAGGGCGTCATCAAAGCCTTTCGGTCACAGTTTGAAGACCGGATTGCTCGTGACCTCTGCGCTCGCAAAATACCCTTTCGTTACGAGCGTGAACAAGACCGACTGCAATGGACACGGCCTGCCACGCATCACGTCTACTCACCAGACTTTGTGCTGATAAGACCTGACGGCCACCTGATTTACCTAGAGGCTAAGGGCAGGCTGACCGGTGAGGACATGGCGAAGATGCTGCACGTTTGCAGGCAGCACAGTGAGTTGGACATTCGGTTCTTATTCTCAAATGCCAAAACCAGCGCAGGCCGACAGAAAAAGAACGCTGGGCAATGGGCAGATAAGCACGGCTTCAAGTGGGCGGAGGCTCGCGTGCCTGACTCTTGGGTGAAGATATGACAACAGATGACTATGAAGGTGCGACCGCAACACATTTACCATGCGAGGCGTGTGGGTCGAGTGATGCACTGGCCGAATACACTGACCACACGTTCTGCTTCTCTTGCCGTACACATACGTGGACAGTAGAGCGGGAAGGTGGACCAGAAGCAGCACCAAGCGAGGCACGACCGCACGGCAAGGTGCAGAAGATAGCATCACGGCAGCTTAATCATCTTGGCACGTTGCAGCGCTACGTTGTTGAGACTGACGCCAGCGGTGCTACTTTGTTTCACTACTTCAGCAGTCCCGCTGTCTGGCAGGCAACTAAGGTGCGGCCTAGCCCTGACAGCAAAGACAACATTCATTGGGTCGGCAACGCTAGCAAGCCGCCAATGTACGGCGCATACCTGCAAAAGCCGACAGCACGTAAAGCGTTGGTCATAGCGGAAGGCGAGTATGATGCTTTGACGCTAGCTGATAAGCTACCACTTGACCGCTACCATTGCGTCAGCTTACCCGGTGGCACAGCAAGCGTGGCTGGTGTCCTGCGTGACCATTGGGATTACTTGCAGGGCTGGCGCGAAGTCATTCTTGCTGGCGACAATGACGAGCCGGGGCGCGAGGCGATAGACGCATTGGCAAATGCCCTTGTGGACTCGGTGCCGGTGGCTATTGTGCAGTGGCCGAACGACGTTAAGGATGCAAACGAGGCTCAAGTAAAACAGCACGACATTGCTGCCTTAGTCGAAGGCGCTGCACCGTTCCGCCCGAGCAACATTCACGACATGCACGACCTTATCCCGTCATTGGCAAAGCCGATTGACTACGGGCTACCCATCATGTTCGAGCGGTTGTCTGACAGACTAGGTGGCTACCGCAAGAAAGAGCTTTGGACCATTGTGGCAGGAACGGGCGTCGGGAAGTCTACGCTTGTTGGTCACATGACGCTGGACCTGCTAGTCAATCACGGCAAGCGACCGGGCATCATGTTCCTTGAGGAAAACAGCGAGCATGCGTTGCGGCGCCTTCTCAGCATCCATATGGGTACGAACTTGCTCCGCCCTAACGTCAGCGTCAGCGTAACTGAACAGATAGCGGAAGCGGAAGCGCTGTTTCCACCCGGAACCTGCTACACCTATGACCACTTTGGCAACGTGTCAGCCGAAGCGCTGTTGCAACGCATGAGCTACATGGCGAAGGCTGTTGGCTGCGACTACATCATCCTTGACCACATCACGATGGCGTCAACGCTACCGATTGGCGGTGGCAACGGGCAGCTTAACGAGCGACAGGGGATTGATGCACTCACTACAGAAATCCGGTCGCGTATCGTTGAGGGCTGTGGTGTTGGTGTCATTATGGTCAGTCACACGCGCAAGCCACAGAACGGCGACCACAGCGACGGGTCAGCACCTGTCAAACTGTCAGACATCAGGGGCAGTGGCTCAATTGCCCAACTTTCAGATGCAGTTATTTCAATTAGCAAAGCAAAGGATACGGCTGGCGACGTCGTGAAGAACGCTGTTGACCTAGCCGTGCTGAAGAACCGGCACAGCGGCAACGTCGGTTCGGCAGGCACGTTAATGTATGACGATATTCAAGGCAGGCTCAGCGACAGTACCGGCTTATGACGCGCTCTATGACGTCCATGATTGGGCGGTCGAGCGTGCAATCCGCGACCCAAAGTTTGGTGCGGTACGGGATAGGCTTGCCGCTGAGATACGCAAGGTGGAGCAAGGGCCGGATAGCATCGAAGCTGTCATTGAATTGTTACGCTTGGGTATTGGTTTGCACGTCACTGACTTGCGGACGATGGGGTTCTGGTGGCGCAAGCCGGGGAACCTTTGGTGGAAGATAAGACAACGAGGACATCAGCTTGTCGGCATCCCAACAGGGCGTGCAGGTAAGCGCTACTATTTGGAGGAATTTGCACCATGCCTCTTGCATGCGACATTGAAACAGACGGACTAGACGCCACTGTCATCACGGCCCTGTGCTGGATAGACATAGAGACAGGCAAAGAACATGATTGCGGTCCCGACATTGAAGCCGGGTTGCGTACGCTCATGGACTACGACGGCGAGCTTGTCTTTCACAACGGCGTGGACTTTGACCTACCTGTCATCCAAGAACTTTACGACTGGTTTGAGCCGAAGCACCCGATAGTTGACACCCTTGTCCTCAGTCGGCTGGCGTATCAAGACATGCTAGGTCACGACATGGGCCTATGGGACAACAAGACGATGAAGTTGCTGGACCGGCGCGCTCGAATTGGCAGTCATGGGCTTGCAACGTGGGGCGTTCGGTTGCGCATGGCGAAGCACGTCTATGTTGACGACAATGACGAGTGGCCTGACCACTACACCAAGCGCCTTGGCGAATACTGCCTGCAAGATTGCCGGGTAACGCGCAGGCTGTACGGCCACCTAATGCAGCAGCCTCTGTCACCGATGGCTGTCGAGCTAGAGCATGCGTTTAGTGCGGCCATGCGTGCAGTGCGCGTGCGCGGCTTTGCCTTTGACGTCGAGGCAGCGGAGGACTTGTGGCAAACACTGAGCGACAAGGTAGCCATGATTGAGCATGAGCTAGTCGGTACGTTTGGTGGCTGGTACGCACCGGTCGGTGAGCCAGTCGTGCCAAAGCGCAGCGTGAAGTACAAAGACAAGCCGCACGTTACTGAAGGCGTGCCGTATCAGAAGGTGGCTTATACTGTCTTCAACCCGCAATCCCGTGCGCACATCGATAAAGTGTTGCAGGACCGGGGCTGGCAGCCTGACGTCTTTACCCCCACTGGACAGGCCAAGGTGGATGAAGACACGCTGCGCAAGATTGCTGACAGGTGGCCGGAAGCTGGCTTGCTAGCTGACCACTTCATGCTTCAGAAGCGCCGTGCCTTGTTACTGTCGTGGCGTGAGGCGCAGCAGTACGGCAGGGTCAACGCACAGATCATTCCTAATAGTACGATCACCGGCAGGACCAGCAGTAGAGCCCCAAATTTTCAGCAAGTGCCGCGCGTTGGTTCACCTTACGGTAAAGAGTGTCGCGCATTGTTCACGGCTAGTCCCGGTCGTGTCTTGCTAGCCAGTGACCTTGACCGCGCTGAGTTGACCATGCTCGCCCACTACCTAGATGACGACGGGGCATACGGCGAGTTGCTACAGACAGCCGACATTCATCAAGTCAACGCTGACCGAATGGGCATCACGCGGAACCAGATGAAGGGTGTGCAGTTCGGCTTTATCTACGGTGCCGGTGACGCCAAGCTAGGTGAAATGACAGGACTACCCGGCGCTGAAGTGCGTGAACGTCTGTACGCTGCAATCCCCGGCCTGTCAGACCTGATTGCGAAGGTGCAGAAAGACAGTGAGCAAGGCTTCATTGTCAGCATTGACGGGCGGCATATCCCGGTAGCTAAGAAGCACACGGCGCTGAACTATTTGATTCAGTCGGCAACCAGTTCTGTCGCTAAGCGCTGGGCGGTCAACTGTTGGCAAGCCATGCTCGACATGCGGTGCGACCTGTGCCTGTACGTGCATGACGAATTGCAGTTCGATTGCGACCCGGCGCTGACTGAACGGGCTGGTGAAATTGTGCGTGAGTCATTGCGTGAAAGTAACGATTACTTTAAAGTCACAACCCCGCTCACCTGCGATTTGCAGCAAGGCGCTAACTGGTCGGAGAGCCACTAATGAAACGGCTACTTGCAGCACTTGCTTTGTGTCTTGGCGTACCGGCAGCAGCGGACAGCCAGCAGCTAGCCCTGTCTGAGCCAGCGGTCTTCCTGCCGATGCTGACACGCGGCGTTGAGAACGGCATTGCTGACCCTATCTGGTTCTACATTGCGGCTATCATCAACGGTGCAAACACCTATGCCGTGCTGACAGCCGGACAGCCCGTTATCTGTGGCGCACCTGTCGGTGACGACATGGACCTGACGACTGACACGATCATGCGGTTCGTTGTGGTCAACGATTTAGTTGCGGCTGAGCATGCGTTGTTCGAGATCGTCATAGTGCTGAGCCACGCTGAAGCATTCCCTTGCAACACGGACTGGAATGTCTGATGCGAGCAGTCATTGACGCTGACGTCATTGTCTACCAAGCCTGTATCGCCGCAACTGTCACAGCCGAAGTGGAGCTGGGCGGCGACCTTGTGTTGCACGACCACATGTCAGTGGCGCACGGCGAAGACACGTTCGATGCTATGGTGCAGAGCGTCAAAGATCAGGTCGAGACAGAAGACGTGATGCTTGTCTTGAGCGCTGACACAAACTTCCGCAAAGACATATACGAGCGCTACAAGCACAACCGAAAAGGGCTACGTCCAATTGGCTGGTCAAGCATGCGACAGCACGCGCAGGACGCCTACGGTGCCTTTTACGTCTCGCCGCTGGAAGGTGACGACCTTGTTGGCATCCACGGTGGGCAACCGGGCAACGTCATCGTGTCAATCGACAAGGACTTGCGGACCATTCCCGGCATGCACTTGGATAACGAGACGGGCGAAGTGTACGAGATTGACGAGCAGGCGGCTGACCGTTTCTGGATGACACAGACGCTGACCGGCGACAGTGTTGACGGCTACCCCGGCTGTCCCGGTATTGGAAAGGTGCGCGCTGAGCGGATGCTTGAAGAATGCGAGCCGGTACTTGCCGACATGTGGCCGGTGGTTGTGGCGGCATACGAGAAGGCAGGACTGACCGAAGACGACGCAATAGTACAGGCGCGGCTTGCCCGAATCTTACGACCAGATGATTACGATGGAGGAACAATTAAGCTATGGCAACCGACATGGTAAACTTTCCGCCCCACTACACGCAAGGCATTGAGTGTTTCGATTACATCAGTAGTCACAACATGTCTTACGCAGAAGGGGCAGTATGCAAGTACATCACAAGGTACAAGCATAAAGGAACACCACTACAGGACTTGAGAAAAGCTGAGTGGTACTTGAAGAAACTAATTATTGAACAAGAAGCGCGCGAGGAATTACTTGATGACGTTCAGAAATGAGTTCGGGGCGACGATTTTTCGTCAGAAATACTCGCATGAGGGTGCGGAAACGTGGGAAAAGCTGGCCCGTGCGCTGGTCGAAAACGTGGTTCAGCATCGTCTCCCCAAAGACACCAAGGCGGAAATAGCGCAGCTTATCATTGAGCAGAAGTTCCTGCCCGGTGGCCGCTACCTTGCTAACGCCAACCGACCAGAAGACGCACGGTTCTTTAACAACTGCTTTCTCTTGAGGGCCGAAGAAGACACGCGCGAAGATTGGGCTGACCTGAGCAAGCGCGTTGAGTTGTGTCTGACGTCGGGCGGTGGCATCGGTGTTGACTACTCGGTCTATCGAGAGAAGGGCGCACCGCTTGGCCGCACAGGTGGCGTGGCGTCTGGCCCTGTGTCCAAGATGATAATGATAAACGA